AAGCTTCTGTTGGTTTCCATGCAAGGTTGGATTTCTTTGCGCGAAGTTCACGGCGCTTTAGGTTTGCGTTTAACTGGCGCTCCTGTTCCGGCGTCATCTTCGGTGAGTGGTCTTGCAAAAAGCTTGTAATTGGATCGGGCGAATCGTGGGTCATCGAGCATTACCTCCAGCACAATCAGGTTCGTTTCGTTGATGACCATCGCAAGGCCACCAGCTTCGTCAATTCTTTTAAGGTTAAGAGTTTGCAGATCGGTCGGCTTGTTCTTGCCAGCCTTGGCTTCGATGCCGATGAACCGCCCGTCGAGGCACGCAAGGATGTCTGGCGTACCGTTGTTCGCAGAGACGCCGCCGATGTAGTTGACCGCATACGCCTTGTGCTTCTTGAGCAGCGCATGGATTTTGGCTTTGACTTTGGACTCAGGCGTTGCCATTTTGAATCTCCTTGAGCTTCATGTTGTAGTGGTGCCACTTCTCGGCATCAGGCGAATCCTTCTTGCCTTGGCGCATGCCGTACTTGATGAGGTTGCCCTTGAGGTAGCCGATGAACTCCTCGCGGGTGAGCAGCGCTTCCATCACAGTCCACGGCTGTACGCCCATGTCCTTGTAGTGTGAGCCTCCAGCTTGCATGTCGTCTGCGCGTTTGTCCGCGTTGATGCGGCTTGTGGACATCATGTGTTGCAGCTCTTGTTCTTCTTCAGTGGTGAGGTCAGGGAACATTTCAATTTGTTGCATGGTTTTCTTTCATGGTTGGGATGGTGCCATAAACGACGCGGAAGGGCCACGTCAAATCATATTTTGGCTGAGTAGTTATCGAGTTTTTTAGTCCGGCCGTACGGGATACGGGTGAGGCTGGCTTTGCTGTATGTGGTGATGTTGCTATTTGAGTTGAGGTCTTTTGATCTGCCATTGGGAACCTTGGGTTTTAGGGATGCAGTGTCCGTGATACCTGCACGCCAGTTGAAGACGTTGTTTGTGGATTTGATGGTGCCGTCTGGCCAAGCGAGTGGGTGCTTTTTCATGGGGCCTTTCAAAACAAAACAGTTACGGGTAGGGTCGAATCGAACAAGATCATTGACTTGCATGTGTTGTCTCCACGATAGGGCGCATCTTCTTTAGGCGCAAGTTTTCCATTACATCGGCCATGGCGGTCTCCAGTTGCTTGACGGTAACGGTCTCAAGCTGTGCGTCGTGGATTTCCATGACTAAGTTTAAGGCTACCAGTTCAGGGCCACGGGCGATGAAACGAAACGAGTTGGCTACACCCCGACGTGCAAGGTCAAGGATAGCGTCTTGCGCGGCCCGGATTTCTAACTTCCAGTCCTCGCCTACGCCGCGATTGGCCAGCGCCTCTGTGATGTTCAGGGCATCAATCAACGCGTCAATATCGCGGCGCGCGGCAGTCCCCATACGCAGGTTATTCATTGCGTCGTGATTGCGGATTTTGAGCGTAGTGCCTGCACTGATCTCATCAACTTTTTTCAAGCTCGCCTGCACCCACGTCATGTTGTCAAGGCGCACCCCTTTGGGTTTGTATTTGCTTCGCTTACGCATCTATGTGTTCCCCCTTGCTCGGATGGCATCAATCAAAGTCCCCTCTGCTGACACTACTTTTAATTCAATCAAAAGTTTTATTACCACCTCACGCTCATCAGCACGGACAAGCTCGGCAAAGCGGCCTTGCTTCAATACCAAGCCGCCCACAACGTCAATCAGCCTGTGTATCTCAGCCACCAGCGCGGCTGTCGTTTCAACGTCTACCGGAACTACTGCGTTCGGAAATAGCCATTCTTCTTTCATTTGTTCCCCCCGAACATTGTGCGTAGCTCTTGGTACAGCTTGAACGCCTCACCCACACTGATGTTGGCCAGCACACTGTCCGCAGTAGGCGCAGTAGGCGCAGTAGGCGCGGCCACTTCGATAGGGCTCGGCGGTAGGGTAGGGGGCAAGTCCTTTTTGTTTTTGGTGGGTTTGGGTAGTGGCGCGTATTCTTCTTGCGATACATACAAGCCACCATGCTCCTTGCGGATGTTTCCTCGCGCAACCATTATGGAGAGCAGCGAGGTAGATGAGCTTGCATTAACGCCCATTTTCTTCAGCGCAGCAGCGGCCGCGAGACGCGTAACCCCGGGGTTATCACGCACGTAATCAAACGTGATGCGCGTGGAGTTGGTTGTAATTTTGCGGCCGACGTTGGTCGTCATAGTTGTGGGTGTAGGCACGGGGTTATTCCATTGGTTGATTACTTTGGACATTTCTGATTTGAGATCAGGCATAAACTTTTAACCTTAAAACAATTTGAGTTGGCGGTCGTCTTCGACCGGGGTGGGTTTGTCTAATTCTTCGATGTCGCGCAAGCGCATCTCCAATCGCTCGGCAAGGGCTTTGATAAGCCCCGCTTGGCCATCAGCTACGCGCAGTAGCTCGTCGTCTGTCAAATTTTCATATCTCATGTAAGCTCCAAAAAAGTTAAGAGGTTGTTGTTGAGATCGGTGGTGAACCACACGATGGCGTCTGGTGGTGGTTGGGAGATACGCTTGAGGTGCCCCCCGACAGTGGCGGTAGTGAGGATGCGGTTAAGCCATTCAGGCCGTGAGTCCAGCTCACCCCGCCATGAGGCTTCGTTGCCTTCGTGCCAGCACTTGAGGGCGTACTCGCCAGCTCGTTCTTCGTATCTGTATTCGCGTTCATTGGGTGTTGCCATGATGTGTGGGTATCTTGTGTTGCTGTATTGGCGTGCCGCATCTTCATCCCTCCAGCTCGGCATCACCGCTATCCACCCCCCAGTCAAACGCGTCGAGGATGGCATCGACTTGCTGCTTAGTTTGGATACGTGTACTGTGCTCATCTCTCAATTCCTTTGGTGTTACCCCAGACAATACGGCCTCAACCTTACGGCGCGCTGACTCAAGCTGAGGGTCTTTGGTGATGTTCATTACGGTCAGCAGGTCGCACAACTCCAAGGCACCTGTCACCATCGTGTCGTGGAACTTGCGCTTCTTGCCGTCCTCCTCGATCACCAACCGATCGGACAAGCGCAGCAAGGCGTCGTGCAAACGGCTCCATGAATCTTGGTTAGCCTGTGCCAGCTTGGCCTCCATGCGGCGCTCGTACTGCTCGACCAGCTCACGCTGTACCTCGCTCTCAATGTCAAGGCGGAAGTCACCCGAGGTAGGCAGTGGTGTGAAGCTCGACTCCATACGGAAGCGCAGGGCCACCTGTGCGCGGGACAGGTACTCTTGCCGGTTAAACAGCGTACCCAACTGGAACGCAGCGGCCGCAACCAGCGTGTCGTACTTGTCAAGGAACGCATCAACCAGTCGATCGAACTCGTTGCTATACCGACCCATAGTCTGCTGATATTCCAGCAGTGACGCAGTGGGCAAAAGACGCGCGCCTTGGTCGTTCCATGGCAGGGTCAAGCGGTAGTGCTCAGCACGCGCACGGGCTTGGAACTTGGTCAGGTCGTCGAGTTCTTTGCACTCAGCAAACAGGTTCTTGTACACAGAGGCAGCCTTCTTAGAGCCTGACCCTTTGGCGGCTGTGACCTCGCCTTGCGTGGCCTTGTCCTGCTTGCGGCCGGAGTACACAGAGATGTGCAGGTCCACCATCATGGACGCACGAGCGACACCGGCAACGGTGGAGGGTTTGGTTTCAGTCAGATAGTCCATGATGTTTCTTTCTTGTGCATTGATAGCATGAGGTTCATAAAGGTGATGGGGTTTACATCGTCCCCGATGTATATCTTTTCGGTGTTCGGGGAACCGTTGAGTTCGCTGATTCGTACGAACCAGCCATCGTTCTTAGCGCGTCTGGCGTAGGCCACCAGCTTGTCGTTCTCAAACATGTCCCACATGGGGCCATGTTCTTTGGTCATTGAAAACTTCCATGTGCGTTCCATTTCTTTTAACCTTAAAAGTTAGGGTTCAGTGGGGTTGAGTTTCATAGCCAATTTGACGGCGTCCACGAAATCGTCGGTCACGATACTTGCCTGCAGCCACTCATGCGGCTGTTTGGTTTCGATGGTTGGTGTGTATGCGTTGTCGTATCCCTGTGAACCCTTCCTCGCGCCTACATGCTTCTGGTCCAGTAGGTCCGCGTCTTGCACTGCGGTCATCAGAATTTCCAGTTGATGCTGGGTTAGCAAGATGTTCTTGCCGTTGATGTTGACTTGATATCTCATGCTTCACACTCCTCAGTTTCAAAAGTTATTTCATTGCACTCGCACGATTCGATGAACGATTGCTCGCTCGTCAGGTGCTCGTACTCATCACGCAAGTCGCTGTACAACTTACGGCACATCTTCC